CGCGAACGTGTCTCGCTGGGACGACCACGCATCATCTGCACCATGAGCAAGCTTGAAGCATTTCGTACATGCCAATTGCTTACGCCCATGCAGCATTTGATGCGTAACAGCTTCCTGGCAGACTACGTTGGCAGTTGTATGACTCCTGAACGCCTGGCTGCGCGTATGGAAGACATCTCAGGCATACCGTTTAACGCTACCGATTATAGCTCCTTTGAATGCACCGCGACACGCCGCCTAGCTTTGGCGGCTGAGAAGAAGTTGTTGCATGCCATGTGCCGGCGCGCTGGCTACACCCAGCTCGATTCTATACTCGACGAATTTTTCGCCGAGGAGTTGCGTAAGGTTAGCGCGCGCGGCGTGGATGCTTGGGTTTTGTGCCGCAAATCAGGCGAATACACGACATTTTTCGCTAATTGCTGGTTAAATCTCAGTGCCATTTTCTGGTGTGCTGTTTGCAAACTTCGCCAAGCTTGCGGCGGCTGCTTGAATACGGCGCTGGACCGATTCTTTGGTGGCATGGAACGCTTGCCGGACGCCGTCGTGGTTGGAGATGACGGCATGTCGGCTCCTGGTGTCTTAGATGCTGAGGTCATCGCCGACCTCGGTTTTCGGTTTAGCTCGGAGGCGGCGGGCAACAGGCCGGCCGACCAACCCTTCTGCTCGACTTGGTGGGCTGGCGGTCACGCATATGTTGACGTGCCCGCCGCGCTAAACAAGTTGTGCTGGGTTTACGGTTGCGAGGGTTTGTCGATGCGCAAGGTGCTATTTTTGATGCGTATGAAGGCCTATTCATACCATCTTCGCACCTCTTCTGGCAATTGTGCCGAACAACACCCGATTGTTGGAGCATTAATTGTCCGCATCGGCCGCCTTACCTCCGGAGCCAATCCGTTTCAAGGATGGCAGCGGTTTGTAGACCGCTGGCGCATAGGTTGCGACAAAATCGTGGATTTTCCCCGTGAGTTTGTCACGTCAACGCGCCGCCGTGCCGTCTTGGCGGAGGGCAGGGCCGACTGTCCGGCCATCGACATTCCGACTCAGTTATTTATAGAGTCGAGGTTGTTGGCCGGTGACTTTAATGTCATGTCTGCTTTGTCCGGTTGGTCGGCCGTTGCCGAACTGCTAGACACCGGTCGTTACCTGGATGGATCTATTCCAGGAGATTATGAACGTTTTGCGCCCACTCTTTACGAGCCAGTGCAAGAGGTTTTTCGAATGTTTGGGGTCTCTTTGGACAAGAGACCATTTAATCCGGCGCCGCGTTGGGATCTCAATAGGGATCCCATTCCGCGTGTGCTAGCCAACATTTAACGTCAGCTTAGCTGACGTGTCTGGTCCCTGCACCTGAAAGACGGCGTCTTGAGCAAGACGAACACAGATCGCTCTGATGGAAGTAATAAGCACGGTGGTGTGCCTTCCTAACGCCCGTGAGATCGGGCATCCGTCCCCCCCTGGATGCTAGGGGGTGGGGCCATCTTTCCCGGAGATGGTTTTCGTCAAATCCCGCACAACTGATGTTTGTGTCGGACAGGTCGCCGCGTGAGAGGCGGCCAGGGAGGAGTTATACGGTCTCCGCGCACCGTTGTACCCACTTCGAGAGTGGGCGCCCTTTGGCGGTGGTGTGTATGCACCAATCACAAAACCACATCTGCTTTCGGA